TCGGCATATTCGCCATCGGCGTAGGAAGGCGGGGGGTAGCGACCCCACCCTGCTGCATAAACATTGGTCTTTTATAAAGATTCATATCTGATCCTATGCGATACCAGCTAACGCGCCAAGGCCCGCTATGCCTGTGCTGATCGCTTGCGCTGCGGGGCTCTGAGTCGGGTTACTGGCAAAAGTCGCTTGAGACTCTCTGGCTGGAATGCCCTCCAGAATGTTACCCAGGAAAGCATACTGCTGATAAGGCAAGTCCTGTCGCTCTATATTGGTAGAGCGCATGGCATCCAGAATGTTTTGCTCCAGAAGCTGCTCCTGGCCACCCAGTTGTGCCAGAGTGGATACATCCGAACGCGCCTCTCTGGCGGCTATCGGACCGAGGGCAGCTTCTTGTTGACCCAGAGCGCCTATGCCACGGCCCACATCGCCCAGTATCTGAACGTCTCTTTGTCCTACGGTCCCCAGGGCTTGGCCTATGTTACCGAGATATGCACCGCCGGTGAGGGCTCGACGCTGTTGTGCTTCCTGTGCCTGCTGTGCAGCAGCCAATGCCTCGCTGTAACCGGCTGTGCGTAACCGAGATAGCGCATCTAATTCTTGCCGGTTGAGCCGCTCTAGCGCCTGCTGTTCAGTTACCGCCGCCCGAGAGCCACCAAAAGCGCCGGCCCCTATGGCCTGAGCGGCTTGGATAGCTTCCTCCTGACGTCCAGCTCGGTCAAAGTCCTCTTTGATCTGTTCAACCACAGCCTGTTCAAAAGGGTTGTAGAACGCCGCTATACCTGACTCAGGGTCCGCCAGTGTGCCGGGGGTAAAGGCTTCCATACCGCCTTGTATGGCTTGTGCCCCGGTGGCACCGTACTGAAACGGGAGTTCTCGGGTCTCTCCGGCCAGTTGTGCGGCCTGCTCATACAGAGCCTGCCCACGCTGTATCTGCCCCAGGCCACCCTGTATATAAGGCATGAAGCCGCCCAGGTTCTCCTGAGCCTGCATTCGAGCCTGTTGCTGCATGGGCGTGAGACCGGCGACCTGACGGGTTGGGGCATAAATGGGCCCTGTCCCGGTCTCAACCATTTCGTAAATAGGTTGATTGTTTTCGTCCACCTGACCTGTAGGAACGCGCTTAAAGCCCAGACGCTGGTTGACCAGATCAAAGGCTGACTCAAACAGGCCGCGCTTATATGCCTCGGTGTACGGGTCTTCTCTAGTGATGACCTCAGAGGTCATTGTGCCGTTAGACATTACGCCACGCTCCTTTCAAAACCATTCATGATGTCGTACATACGGCGTATGCCGGCTTCTCTGTTGCCGTTGCCCGCGCCACGCACAGCTTGTGCAGTCATGACAAACTCGCCATCACTGAGCATTGCAGGGATATCGTCAGAGGTTTCTGTTCCAGGGCCGGCTATGGCTCCGGTCTTACGGGGAAAACCGCCATCTGCCATGGCCGTGGGCCGTGCAATTTGAGGTACGCCAGGACGATATGTCCCAGGATACTTGGCTTGTAGGTCTATGTTACCTATGCCGCCATACGGGCCGGGCAGCGCATTTGACATGTCTGGGTCAAAGAAACCGTCTTTATACGCTAGATAAGTGGCTAAAGCTCCCAAAGGCCCGTATTGACGCAGTTTATCGGGGTTACCCGCAGGGTCTGGAAAGAACAATTGTTTAAGAGCTGCCATTCTGCCGCCATCGCCAGTGACCACGTCACCCAAAGATTCCATGATTCCACGAGTATCGATGTCGGTTATGTTTATATCTTTAACTTCAGTAGGAAACAGAGAGGGAAATAAATCAGCTTTCGCTTCCTCCTCTGACACACCCTTCATAACAGACAGAAACTCAACTTGTTGTTGTTGCTCTGGGGTCAGGGTGGGGGCGGGTCTTCTTTGAATTGTGGGGGCCGTGCTGCCGCGTGAAACAGTGACATTTGACGGGGATGACGCAGGGGCCGTGGGCTGTGGCCTTCTAAAAAAGTCTAATGGAGATTCCTGACCCAGAACGCTGCTAATTGCAGCCAGGCCGGCTTGCTGCTTGAACGCATCACCGAAATCTTGACCCGTTACAAGGGTCTGAATCCCTGCATTTACCGCGGTATCTATAGTTTTACCGAATAAATCTCGGACAAACTCTTCAAATTCTTTACTCATCAGGTCCCACCTAAACCAATTAAGTGCCACTGACCTGAATAGTGGAAACTGTTTCCGCAGGAGTGCAACACATAGATTCTACCAACACTCTCAGAACGTCGCCACTTTATCAAGTTATGGTCACAGTCACCGAGCCCAGGGCCGTGGTGCCAGAAACACCGGCCACATTAGGCTTATCCGCTAAAGCTATCTTCAAAAAACCGTCTTTTTCGTACACGTCCCCCGGCGCAAGGCCCTGATCACTGCCAGATTGCAAGGCGGTCAGCGTCAGGTTGGTCAGGCGCTCGTCCCCAGGGTTCTGTAACTGGCGGACCAACTGCTCGTAAGCCTGCTGGACAGCCGCCAAACTGCGTTGTGTGTACTGTTCTGGCGGGTTCGGGAAATAGACCCGTGTAACCTGTCTCGTGGACACTAGCGTCTCCCGTCAGCCCGTGCGTCAACCCTCGGTGTGCCTAGCTTCCATTGTACATCAGTCGTGTCAGATTCTACTTTGACCGCAAAAGACCTGCCCCGTAATCGAACGAACGCTTGATCGGTGAACTGCTCAACCGGCGTCGTGGCAGACTGTGTCACTGCGGACTGGTTTGATTGCAAATAGTTCCCGCCAGGGAAATTACGGGTCTGTAGCGTAAAATTCACCACAGGAGCGTCTGTTACGGAGTTGTCAAAGGTCAAATCCGGTATCAGACGGCTCAAGAATACGAAATTATTGCCTTCGCCAATGCTCAACTGGCTGCTTTCCACGTAACTGGTGATGGCGCTCGGCGGGTTAGTGCTACCGTCGTTGATGCCATCCTCGTGAAAGTACAGGTAGCCGTCAGGCGACGCACCCAGCGGGTTACGCAGCAAGCCTCTGTCCTGCCAAGCGGTGCGAGCCAAAGTGCCTATGGCCCAGTTGTTCTCAAGGTAGTTGTAAATAACGTAGCTGTCGTTTTCGTTAGAGTTAGTGGATGGATAAAACCACCACACCTCTGAAAAAGTGCTGTTCAGCGAGCAGGTCACCAGATTCATCTGGCTGGTGTTCATGTTGTTAAACACGTAAGACCGGACTGTGCAGGGTATCTTTTGGGTCTGACCGGTGTACACGTAAAAGTCACCGTTGCCCATCCAATAAACCGTGTCATCCACGGCTGTAGCCGCATTCGGGCCTGCAATGGTCGTATTATCTGCGATCTGCGACACACCAAACGTAAACGGAGGGCCCAGGTATTGCATACTATGCAAGGATATGTCGGTGAATATCAGGATTTGGTTACGAGTTTCCACCGCAGCCACAATCTCTGACCCTGAACCCAAGCGTATGTCGCCCGCTGTATTCGTCACTTCTGTTTTCCAGGTCGTTATCGACTCCTGGTCGCTAAAGCGAATCAACAGAGGGTCTTGAGTGCCAATGTTATCTTCTGGGTCGCACCCAAAAGCTATGACGTGACGGTCGTTGTCGCTGACGAGAACCTGTTTAGCTATGGTTGGCGTCGTAGCGTCTGCTCCAGATACGGCAGACAAGGCAATGGCGCGATCTGTACCAAGCTGATCAGCACTGGTATCCCAATAAAATATGCCGCCATCCCTGACGTTGAATAGGAGGTCCTCGCCCAGGTTATCTATACCCCACAGGCGTAAGGTGTTAGTCACCGTGCTGGTTGACGCGGAGCCCCATGTGCCGCGGCCCCAGGTGCTTGCGCCCCAACCGGTTCCCGTTACCACCACACCCAAGCCAGAGTTAATCTGATATGCGCCAACAACACTAGAGCCGCCGTTACCCGTGTCTGAACCGTCTGCGGTGACGGCCACTGGGTTCAGAACCCCATCCTCCGTAATATCTTGAACAGAGGTCCCCGCTGTCCTTGCGGTAAAAGTGTAGGTATTCTCGTCAGTTACGTCGATTTGGTACTCTTGGTTAAGCACGTTTGCCGTAATCTGGCCGCCCAGACTGACAGCACCGCTAAAGGTGACAAAATCACCTGTGGCTGCGCCGTGGTTCGTGTCCGTTGCTGTGATGGTCGATGAGCCGTTGGTCGCGGCAAATGTGACGTCGCCCGCCGCTGTCGTAGCGCGGATTGGAGTCACATCGTAAGGAAATCCACCTTCGTCGATATAAAACTTGTACCGTGTGCCAATGCCAATCTGAGAGGTCCCATCTAAAGAGACATAAGAATGGAGAGCGCGGCAGGGCTGTAAGAAACTATAGTCAGAGCGGCGGGTCCAACCGCCCAGTTTTTCTGGAAAACCAAAGCGGAACCGGACCTTATCTGAGTCAAACCAGCCACCTTCGTTGCTATACGAAGTGGTTTCCTTGTTTACGCCAGGTCTAAACTGTAATTTTGTAAGTGGCATAACTACCATTTACCCTCTGGGCATGTAGCGTTCTTTAACCATACTTTAGCGGGCATTATGCAACCACACATACCGCAAATACCCATTTTATTGAGTTTAGGACAAGCCATGCAGTTGGACAATCGTTCTCTAGCCGTTGGTCTATCCGTTGCTATTCTTTTCATTCTACCGCTACGCTAGTAATCGCCATAACCACCACGAAGATGACTGTGAATGTTCCTAATATTGCAGCTATGTCGATCATTGCCGCTCTGTTTTGTGCTTTTGCCTTTGCTTCAGCGATACGCATATTGCGTATCCTAGCCCGTTCTTTAATCATGTCGTGCCAGAGATTGGCGTTGCCCGTCCAGTAGAACAGGTCTTTAAGCTCTTTCTCTAGCTGCTCTGCTTTTTTCTTCTGTAGCGTTATTTCTAACGCCTGACTCTCAACAGACTTGCCACCAAACAGCTTTTCTATTTTGCTGGGGTTTGTTGCTTTCTGCTCAAGTACACTGACTTCTTCTCGGGCATCCCAAAACTTACTCAAAGCTCTGGTCATGTCACCCAGTTCTCTACCCTCATTGACCGCCGTCTTCATAAAGCGATAGGCAGAGGCGCATATCTGTACTGCTGCTACAATCTCTGCGGCCATTAGTAGATTTTCACCCCGTCTTGAGTCGGGTCTACCAGTATTGGCTTGCAGTACGCCGTTATATTTATAGAGGTACTGGGTGAACCTCTTCGTCTTAGTTTTGCGGCAAACTCGTTACAGGTGTCGATACTACGGAAGCACATAGCCTCACGACAGTCATCGTTAGCAACCTCGACGCCAGCTATAGTCATAATCAAAACAAAAACGTGGATCACAACTCATACTCAACAAATTACCACTGTATCTGTGTCTTCAAAAAACAACATCTCGCCTTCACAAACCATGTTCCAATCCGGCCCTTCTTGTTCACTTCTTGAAGGCACCTCAATAATCACATGCCTTGCCAACCATTCTGTGTTGCCCTGCAAGACCCGCCATACATGCTCTTGTGTGCCGCGTCCCGGTTGTCCCCGAGACTTGTTAAACCGTATTCGGTATTTAAGCATTCGGTCTTATAGGAAATTTTGGATCGCAGTCGAAATCAGCGCACAAGCACACTGTATCTAGACGTACTAAATAGTCTTCCCACGCTATTTTTTGTTCTACCGTTAAATCTGACGCCGCTAGGGCTGCGTTTGCTATTTCTTTTTCTGCGTTTACACGAGCGTGAACTTTAGCTTCGTTAATTGTCTTTTCTTCTTCAGCAGAAAGCTCGACCCAGCCCATATCTGCATAGGCGTCACCAAGCCAAGACAAATCGCCAAGTCTTTCTTGTATGCCAGACAGACCGAATATTGGCCCCCAATTATTTGGCAGTGGCCCGGCGTCGTTTAGTGCTTCGTTTGTTGACAGCTTTTTTAGTTGCCACATGTTCTTTCTCCTGAGCGTCTTCTGTAAACGAGGGAATTTCCTGCGCCATACCCGTAGTATACTCTTCTCTACCCAACATTTTAGGATGGGGAGCATGACCTACGCCTTGAAACGGTTGTATGCCTCTAGCATGCTCTAATTCTTCTGCACTCACTTTCCAATTTCGCCAAGAAGCAAAGTCTTGCCTTGGTAATATATGTATATGGCACCCTATTCCCGCAGCTAGTTGGTTTATAAATTCTACGACTTCTACAGGTTGATAGGTATTCCATAAGAATTTACCCGAGGAGTTACGCATTGTAATCTCTACCGTACCGCCCCCAGCAGTGCCTACCGTTAAAGATTGTGCGCGAGTGTCGTTAGCTTCAAGAGCTTCAAGTTGGCGTAATTTATGCCTCCGCTCTATCTCTTTCTGGAGTTCTTTTTCAGTCATCTATTGAGTATTCCAAGAAATATTTACTTGCCCCCCTGTAGGAACAGTAACTGGGTAGCACCCAGCACTTACAGGAACACAATTTGAAGTTGATGGATTTCCTGCACTACCGGGGTTACCCGGATTTCCTGCGTTCCCGGAGTTGCCCGAACCACCACCTCCACCACCCGGAGCTCCCGGAGCGCCGCTGTTACCTATTCTCGAACCGCCGCCGCCTCCGCCGCCTCCTCCTCCACACGTATTGGCGGCAAGGCCGGCATTTCCGTTGTCAGCGTTTGGAACACAACTTGCCTGTCCTCCCGACCCACCCGTACCACCGCCGGGGTTACCCGCACTACCGGCCGGTTGAGTGTTGCCGGCAGGTCGTCCTGAAACCGGCTCTCCGGGGTTACATAGCCCTGCACCGCCGCCACCGCCGCCACCGTAGGAATAACGTATCAAACAGCAAAAAATGCAAATGCTATCTCCACAACCTAAATCACCTATACCGCCACTAGCGGCACCTGTGCCCCCCGGTGGTTTTGGAGATCCCGTCCCACAAGCAGATCCATTCGTACCGGGATTACCGGGATTACCGGGAGTACCTGCGGTTCCTCCGGTTCCTCCGGTTCCTCCACAAAAACTTAAACAAAAAACCGAAGAAGCTGCCCCGCAATTACCCGGATTACCCGAAGTAGCGGGAGTACCCGCACTTCCTCCACTACCGCCCAATGCTGCCGTAATACCCGGAGTATTAGGATAAGGTGTCCCCCCTAACCCTCCTGAACCGCCTGCGCCAACAGACCCCGGATTACCTGCATTCCCCGGATTACCCGCACCGCCTACACCTGTTACGGCCACGATCTCTAGTCCTTCAGGGACGGTAAATGTACCGGGGCTATTAAATGTTTCACACCCAGCTAAGACAGTAGGTTTACCGCCAAACAAACCTATTTTCCCAGTTCCTATAGGCATAACTAGCTCCTACGCGCGGAAGTATCTAAACCAAGAACTTCGCGCTTATCAAATTTATATCCGGCATGCGGCCCATTTTTGTCTACATAATGCAGCATAAACTGCACGTAAAGTTGTCCTTCAGGTAATTTTCTACGCCAGTGCATCACTTCGCAACCTTTGTAAATAACTGCATCACCCGGCGTTAATAGAAATTTGGCTGGATCGTTGTTTTCGTACTGCATCCAAATAGGCCAATTTCCTCCGATATGAGCTACGTTTACTGTGGCACTGATCTGGCAAGATGGCCTATCTGTATGTGCCTTTAGTTTTTCGCCTTCTTGGTAAACTCGCGCATAAGAATATGTAGGTTGTAATTCTAAGCCTGTTTGTTCTTCTACCAAGGGTAGGTATTCTTTTAAAATGACCTCTAGCAACGGGTCTGCATAATAGTAAAGTTTACTAAAATCCCCTTCTTTTAGTTCTTCTTCACTTTTTTGAACCCATTCCCCCCTTTTTATTTTGTTTTCAAGATATTGGGATATTGTTTGTATTGTTCTTTCATCTATAAGATTTTCAACTTTTACATATCCGTTACAATTAAAAATCTCACTCATGATGGAACCATCCTGTAACAATATATTTAGAATTGTCTCCGTATACTGGATTACCACGATGTGCGTGAGTAAATGCAGCGGGCCATAGCACCATTGTATTTTCTACTGGGTTAACCCTACGTTGTTGATACAAAAATTCTGTTTCTCCATTTGCTTCAGCGGGCAAAGTATTTAAATAAAGCATATAAACTAAACCACGATTGGCTTGGTCACCGTTGCCCTGCTCTGCATGCCAAACGTGGTAGCCGCCACCGGTAGAGGTCTTTTGCATTTTTATGTTGTTACAGTTTATTTTTATGTCTTTAAGCGTAGAATATTTGTTAATGTATTCCTCAAAACAAAGCTGTAGACCTCTATAAAATACATCTATTGTTTTCTTTATTTTTCTGTTTTCGTTGTTTTTATCAAAGAGTTCAAAATTTATGTTTTTACCATTACAAAAAATTTGATAATCGTCCTTTTTGTGCTTGGCCGCGCCTTCTCCGTTTTGGCGGTCAGTGCCTGCACCAAGGGTTCTGTTCCTTTCAAACTCTGCGATTAAATGCTCGCAAAACCCTTCCGGGTAAACATCAGAAAAAACGCCAATAAAATCTCTGTATTCTACCTTCATTTGAATGCTGGGCCTGAAATCCACGCCACTAATGTTTGCCTTGTGCCTTTGATTACCGGAGTAACTTGGTGAAGAGTCCAAGCTGGAAATACCGTTATAAGACCTCGTTTTTTCTGCATAGTAGTAGGTTCTTTTCTTGTCAATATTTGCAGCTCTCCGCCCTCGTACTCGCTTGGGTCTGAAAGTTGCAAAACCATTGATAGCTTTCGTGATATACCAGAAGAACCAAAATCTTGATGCCAAACATAAGTACCTTGTTCACTCTCGTGGTAGTTTGTTAACTGTAACGCTTCACCAAATCCTGTAAGCTCAAACCCAAAATAATCAGAATTTAATCTTGTTGCCACATATGCCAAACGCTCAAAAACCCATTTGGTTTCCCCAGTTTTATTTAACCAGTTAAGTTCTGAACGTCGAACTTCTTTATTAACTACCCCGCTAGTGCCGTTGCTTATTTCAGCTTCTTGCGTGGCTTCTTTTGCTTTTTGTTGTAACCAATCTAACTGTTGATCTGTAAAGGCTCCTTCCCACCACGCAAACGGTTCTATTCCTTTAGTATGTGGCGTTAACAAATGCTCCATTAAACAAACCTTTTATTACAAGACAGAATAAAGTGAACAAACTTTGTCGGTTGTTCTGACCTACTTGCCGTAATCATGTGAGGCAACCAAGAGTTAAAAAACATCATAGTACCCGGAATTACATTATTAAAATGTATGTATGGCGTAGCCATAGTTACTTGGTCACTAGGCGCTGAAGGCAAGTCGCTCATCTTTTTACCCGGTCTAGGGTCGTCAAATATAGGATACGAACCTCCTTCTGGGGTTTCTAAAAAGTAAAATCCTGATATTTCACTGCTGCCATGCACATGCAGAATATTACTTCCTGTGCATTCAAACTCTTGGCCCCACATTCCAGACAGATAAAACTCATGCTCATCTGTAAAATAACCCTGATCCTTTAAAATACTAACGCCCTTATCTCGAAAGTAAGACGCTAAATACCCAAGGTCAGGGTCATTCGCCATGTGTCCGGTTTGCTTAACTACAGCATTGTCCGGTAGCCATTCTTTGGTTTGTTCATAGTATTTCTGGGTGTGTTTAAGCGTTTCCTCTACCCATTCGGGTCGTTCTTCACGATATATCGGAGACGCAAAGTATGGATACACATCCATATTAGCTATTTACAAACGTATTTAGTTCCGTTGCCAAAGCAGTTACCGCACTTGCTGTGATGTCAGTAGCATCTGCCGCAGCTTGAGTACGTCGGTTTTCTACAAGAATTTCTTTTGCCATACGCAAAGTTTCTAGCTTTGCTCTTTTAGCTTCTTGAGCCGCTTGATTAGAGGCACGGTTGTCCTCCATAGCATTTTGCTTATCGACTTCTGCCTGTTGTTCTGCTGATAAAGCCATGTTCGTAATCTCCTGAACTTGGTTAATTAAGAGAAGTTTTTAGCTGGTAGTGTTACATACCAATTTGTACCGCCATCAGGCGAAAAGAAAAACCACACATCGGTGGCATTTGCATCAGTTGTACGGCTAGGAACAGAACCGCCCGGATACAGGAACGTACCTCCCGCAAAAGCTACGGTTCGGCTCGGGGTCGCATCGTTAGTAAGAATCAACGTAAACGATGTAGCTTGGTTTGAATTACTGTTTGCACTAGCCAGTGTAAAAGTACAGTTACCTGTCAAAGTAGCAGTAAAAACCTGACCGTTAGTAGATGTTATGGTCTGAGAAGTGCCAGTGTTGCCTAGAGCAGATACCTTGTCAGAAAAAATACCTGTCATAAAACTTGCTGTTACATCGAATTGACCCGTACCTTTGGGTGTAACGTCAATACCGACGTTAGTGTCATCACCTGTAGCTGACAACGTTGGATTATTTCCAGTAGCCGCGTTAGCGACGGTCACTTCGTTTACAGCAGAACTCGTTGCTGTAACTTTTATTAACTCCGCACCGTTGGTGTCGTTAACACTTGTTCCGACTTTGGGGCTGGTAAGCGTTTTGTTGGTAAGTGTTTGTGTGTCCGAAGTTCCAACAATAGCGCCTGTTGGTAGCCCTTTACCGCCGTCTTGGATGATTTTACCAGTAGTGCCATCGAAAGTAGCAATGTTGTTGTCGGTAGAACTACCGGGGCCAGATACATCACCATCAGTGATGCCTTCGATCAAAGCCAAAGCATCAACTACAGCCGCCGTTGCACCCGCACCGTCGAGGTAGACTACTTTGGTCTTACCCGTAGCAATGGTGACGTTAGCACCGGAGCCTTGCGAAATGTTTATGGACTGACTGCCTGTAGTGGCGTTCTCAATCCACATAACACGAGAAACGGTGTTTGGCCCAATCGTCAGTGTTCTAGTCGCCGTGAGGGTCGCACTAGATGTAACCTTGAAATACAACGCACGGGCCGGATCAGTCGCGCCATCTGCCACCGTAGTGGTCGCATCAGCGTCCGTAGCAAATCCGTCCTGAGTGTTGTAGCCCAGGGCTTCACCGATTAACTCAAGGTTGGTGTTTGTACTGGTGCCCCAGGTTCCGCTTTCATCACCCGTGGCAATCTCTTTTAATCTTAGATTGTTTACATAAGTAGCCATCTATATCTCCAGTGACTATAACGAAGCATCGCCCGTAGCTGCGGGAACGCTGGTTGCATATATTTTAGTGCTTTGTTTCAAAGACAAAGCCTGACCGCAATCAGAGCAAGTATCAGCTTCTAGCTCAGACTCATCAAGATCGAAACCACAATTAGCACAAACTATCTCTATTTCGTGCTTAGGGTCGATCCCGCCATCTATGCTCTTAGCTTCATTTACTTTTATCATGCGGCTATCTCCGTCCAAGTTGTTCCTGGTGCAGGGGACACTCCCGACCAGCTTGTTCCAGGAGCCGGTACTATTCGACCCCAAACTATAACATTTCCTACTTGTCCTGTGGCTTGTACCCCAGTTGGGTACACATTTGCGTCAGCCTCAACAGTTTCGCTTCCTAACGCCGTAGTTCCTTGGACGCCCGTTACGAGGACCCTAAGAACAAGCTCGACAGTGGCGCTACCTAGAGCTGTAGTGCCCGCTACCCCCGTAACGTTGACCGTAGCATCTGCATTTACTACCGGAGTGCCCAGAGCTGTGGTGCCCTGAACCCCTGTAGCAGGAACGATCACACTCCCTTGTACTCCAGCAGTGCCTAACGCTGTAGTACCTGCAACTCCAGTGGCTGCAACAATGGCATCTGCGGTTACTGTTGGACTTCCAACTTGTCCCGTGGCTGCGTTTCCAAGCACATCCACCGCACCGTCGGCGTTAGCTACAACATTGCCTAAAGCAGTCGTGCCCGCTACGCCTGTCGGGAATACCCCAACACCTTCTTGAACGGTTACTGAGCCAACCGCACCAGTGGCAACAAGCCCAAGAGACTCATTCCAAGCGTTCTGACCCCAAGTTCCACGGCCCCAACCGTCTAAATCAACGGTGACGTTCCATACTGTGTACCCAGCTATACCTGTGGCCGATACACCTGTAACGCTAACTGACGCAGCCACTTGTACGGTGGCGCTACCTAGACCAGTGGTGCCTGAGACTCCCGTGACAGATACAAGAGCGTCTCCTGTTACAGAGACACTTCCCACTTGTCCGGTGGCCAAGGGCATTGCAGGGCTATTATTGCCCCATTCTCCGCCACCCCAGTTGCCGTAATCCCAGCCCCCTAAAGGGACGGTAACGTCAGTCATCTAACACCTTTTACGCAATACGAATTATCGCGTTACTAGCGTCCGCAGTTGGGAACACAATAGTAAAATCACCGGCTGTAGACGTCTTGTCTGCACCAAAATCCAATACTGCCACCGCTGGATCACCGGACTGAGTGTCATTAAAAATCAACGCACCACGAGCTGTAATGGTAGCCGTAGAAAAAGTCAGATCATTAAAGTCAGTAAAGGCAGTGGTCCCAGAACTAGTCGGGGCAACCGCTGTCAAAGCAGCGCCTTTCGCTGTATACCCAGTCCCAGACACTTCGTTAGTAGCGGTGTATGCCGTGGTTGAAGCGCCTAAAGTTGCAGAGCTTGTGTAAAGCGCAAGGTTAAAGGTGTCGGCAGTAGTGCCTGCTCTAGCGACCGTGGTTCCAAATGCGTGTATACCGTTAAGAAGCTCCACTTTGAAGCTCGTACACATTGCTTGAGTAATAGCCATAAGGGGCCTCTCCTATAATTTACGGATAATATTGGCCAACTCATTTTGGCCTTGCTTTTCGAGTTCTGCACAAATAGTGGTCCTATCTGATCTGATGGCCTCTTTCATGTAAAACACCAAAACTTGTCTAATTTGCTCTTTAAAAACAAGGGCTTGTGCCCTTACCTGCTCATCAGCGTCTTTACTAACATGCAGTAGCTTGTCTAGGGCTCGATCCGCCAGTTCTTCTGGCGTCCAACCGCGGTTGTTAGTGGTCTGAACCTCTACCTTAAAGCCATTGTCTACCGATGTTTGTACGCCTTGAATCATGTCTTATCCCTAATAACCAAACCTGTTCGGTATGCGTCGGTGACTTCTTTGGCCTCACCAAAGTTCTTCATAGCAATCACACTCTCAGCAAATCGCTTTTCGTATTCTTGCATCATGTCCGGCTCACCCTTCATGTAGGTGTACGCCTCTATCAAAGACCCATACAACAAGGCTATTTCAGCGTTGTCACTTAGCCAGGTAGTGCCGCTCCCTGCCCCAGCAGTCAGGCTTGTTGGGCGATAAAAGTAGTGCAACTCCACGTCGTAAGCCGCATCTGGCGTGGGTCCGAGCAAAAAGTTAGCGTCGTCAAAAAACGCATAATATTTAGGTGCGCCGGTATCCGTTGGATCGGGATTATAAGTTTGCACAAAGTTAACGTCTTTGTAGTCCAAAAACGTCTTGTCCCCACCCGTCGTAAACGACAAAGAAAACGGAGCCAGGAAATCGCTGGGAGCCGCTAAATACTGGTTACTTGCTGTGGTAGTCGCCGTGGCATTTTTACGAAAAAGCGTAAGCTGAACGTTCTTTAAGATACGCTCTTCAGCCACGCGAATAAAAACGGGTAAATTATTAACAAAACTGGTCTCAGAATTCTGAGTGTAGTCTTGTATCGCCGTTTTTAACTCGTCATAAGTAAAACTCATGAAATCACCACTGTCACGCTACCAACCTGACCAAATCCGGTCACAGGCCGTAAATTCGGGGCCTGCGGGGTGGGCAGACCTACATAAACGTCCATAGGCTCTACGCGATCCGGGCGAGGATTACGCAAAGCCTGCGGGTCTGTGATGCTTCTGCGGGGCTCTAACTGGGGCTGTTTCTTCTCCCACTCGTCTTTACCCACCAGCAGGCCATTCCACTCCCGCTTCATCTCGTTCAGCTTGTAACGAAACCCGCTTCTATCTGAGATGCCATAGGCATTTTTACCAACAGCAAATTTAGCCATTACAAGTTCTGCGAATACGCCAAGCTTGGCACAATGTTAAAAGAAGCCCGGTCACGGTCCATACTGATGGCCCGCTCCATCTCCTCTTCGTACACGGCTTTCAATAACTGTACCCTGTCCGGGGCCTTCTTGATGGCTATGTAATAAGCCAACCCGGCAGCCAAACAAGGATAAAACCTAAACGGCATCTCTACCGTGTTCTGGGCGGTATCAGCGTCATCCATTCGGACGAGACGGTCAAATACCACCACGTCTGTGCTGTTCTCAGGGACAGGCCAGAGCTTCAGCACAGGAGCGATCTGACGGTCCAGAAACCACTGAGAGGGCCTGCCCTGGGTCGTCTTATTCGGCACCGCAAGGTAGTCATCACGGCTAAGGCGCTCAATGCTGTAGTCCACGTCAGAGCGGCGAATCACAGCAGACAAAATGTCTATGGTATCGGACCCAAGCGTATATTCTGCCGTTCCAGCAACCAGAGCCTGTGTGGACTGCTCTATCGTCCAGGAGTTAAGCCCCCTGTTTGCCCAATCAGCAAACAACAGGTTCATAGAGCGTTTAGCGGTCTTAATGTCGTAACCTGTACGAACCTCTTTGCCGCAACGCTCAAACGCCTCTTCGATGTACTCGGTGACGTCTAACTCAAAGTTTTTAGAACCAGAAACAGCCATTATTTCTTAACCGGACCGCCACGCATTTTCTTCATTACACCGGACTTTTTAATTGGACCACCGCCTGCTTTTTTAACGGGCTCTTCGCCTCTAGCGGCCATAATACGGTCTCTCTGAGTGATTTTACCGTCACCACTCATGTCCTTCAGGCCACCACCGTCTTTCATTTTGACAGGGCCACCACGCATCATTTTCTTTGGCTTCTTAGCTTTCTTCCTGCTAGGGGCTGCATTACCTATATTGACTCTGGAACTACCCATCCTTCAATCTCCTGTAAAATTCGTGGCGAACCTTGTACATCTTTTCGACGTCATATTCGTCAAAATAACGGTCATAATAACCTAAATTTCGTATCTTATCCGCTGATTCCTCCAGCTTACTAAGGCGCTGAACGAATATCATCGCATATTCTTCTGCGGTTGCTGGCTCAAAAGAGCCATTGTCTACAAGCTCATTGGGCTCCTGGTCTGGGTGAAATCCCATAACCCAGATGTCCCGGTCTATAAACATACCGTCAGATATGGCTTGATTGATGTCATCGAGGTATTCGTGGAAGGCTTCCGAGTCTTCGGGAAACGCCAGGTCCACGATGATTACCAAATCCACCTTGTCGTCCCAGGTAGATATGACTGACCACAAGTCATGATAATTCGCGGGATCGCGTTTAAAAATAACCGAAACCCGTTGCGCTGCCCATGCCGCTTTGGCATATGGACAAGCGGGTAACCCATTGAAATCTGGGTTGTTTTCTTCTAAGAGTGTTTTTGACCACTCTCTAATTTCATTGTAAATCTTTTTTTCGTCGTCAACAAAGAATTCATGCATACCGTGTTCTTTTTTTACGGTCAGACAGGATTGCCCCACACCCACGACTTACTTCGCCACCCATGTTTAAGTTGCGAACTTTGGCTTTCTTGGTGTTAGAAACAACCTGTTTACCCTTTTTGCCCTCTCGTTTCTTTTTACGAGCAGTGGCTGCACGTTCTTTCTTGGACAGGCTTTCTGCCTTTGATCTTGGCAGGCACCGATCAGGGTTCTTTTTATCCTTAGACGTGCCGCATTTCCCGGCGATGTTGCCGGAGCTGTCTATCCTGACCCAGTCCTGGTCAACCCACTTCTTTAAATCACCCACGCTTCTTTCTCTTCGACTTCTTTGCGTAATTAGGGTCTTTACAGTATTTAGAGGCTGCTAAATTGGCATAAGCACTGGGATAGGTATCAAAAGTGCGTTTTGCCCAAGCAATGCCTTCTGGGCATATCTTATTGCCTTTTTTCTTTTTAGCAGCACCACCTTTTGCCATCCGAACAACACCGCATTTAGCGGCGGGCACAACCGTTCCTGTTCTTACTCGGCTCATTTTAGCAAAATCCCTATTATGCCAATTGCTTCAATACAGACGACAGACAAAAGCATCCACAAACGGTTGTCTAGTTTGTCGATTTTTTTCTCAACATGCGCTAAGTGATTGTTTTCTAAACGGTTTAACGTAATTTCAACATTACTCAATCGTTTATCAACATCATGTATAGTAACTTCTACCACTTTTAACACTTCCACCGTTTTCTTGCTTGACGCAACCTAGAATTAGGGTTTTTAGCCGCCTTTGGAAATTTCTTCATTTGTCCCTCAGAACGAGCGCAAAAAGACTTGCGTCGTTTTGCTGCTTTACTGCCTTTCTTAACCTTGCCTGTTACCGCTGTTTGT